CCATACCTGCAGTTTGCAGATCCATTTGAGTCTGCAAAAGGTTAAGATATGAAATAAACCTATTAGCAGCTTCAGCTTTTACAGCACCACGATCCACAGTTTTGTTTGAATCTGGCCCAAGATTCATAACTGTATCAACTTCACCATGAACTTCTGAAATACGATCATTGATGCCAGCTTCTTTCCGTGTCTGTTCAATTGAAGTAACACGATTTAGGTTATTAAAATAAAACTGTGCATCTTCGCCAGCAATGTCCTTAAGTGTCTGCCTAGTTAAATCCAAACGTAAAGCCAAAGCATCAACTAAGTCTTGTTTGTATTTAAGTGTTTTTTGATCTCGGTTACGGCTAGTTGCAATGCTTAGGGCTGACGGCTCTGAACCATATTTGTCAATATACAATTGAACATTAGGTAAATTTTTAACAGCCTCTGGATCTAACAAACCATCTGGAGAACTCTTTGCAAGTTCCATCAATTCTTTTTGAATGGTTTTGTTAAGTGCATCCTGCTCCATGGCTTCAAGATTTTTTTGATTCCTGAAATCCTGCGCTTGATAATCATAAAAATATTGAATTAGCTCTGCACCTTTACTTGCGTGGTGACCAACGATCTTGGTACCGTCGTCATCCCAAAATACAAGTGCCTCACCTTTTGATCCTGTTTGACCTTGAATAGTCTGCTTCCCTAGTTCAATAATTTGTTGTTTAGAGTTTATCTCACCCGTCCGAATCATACTTTTTAACAACTCCATACCCGATTTCCAAGCGCCATTAAGACCCTTTGGTTGCCACGAATTATTGTGCGGTTCAAGTACTGATTTTTCTGATTGTAAAAGTTGATTTAAATCTCTAGTTTGGCGAAATACAATTTCGTTTTCACGAGTATCTTTCTCTGAAAGTATCTTGTTGTTTTCGTCACGCCATTGTTTAATGATCTGTGCTTCTGCTTTTTGTACACCTGGCTCTAGGTATTTCTGTCGATATGCTGCAGGTAAATCACCAAACGCTTTCAGAGAGTCTCTGAACTCCGCCATAACTGCGAGAAATTCTGGTTCGTCGTTTGCGGGACGAGGAGCAGAACGATAGAAATCCCAAAAAGAGGGTAGGTATTTTTCACCAACTTTACTAAAAAGATACTGGTAAACTACGTCACGCTTATAACCACTAAGCTGTTTAACTTTGTGAATAATTCCGTAGTTTTGAGTGTTCTTAGAAAGCTCTGCTGCTTTTTCGTTGAGTTCTTGATCTCTCTGTTTTTTAGCTAGTTCTGCTAAATTAAGTTGATCAAGTTCCTCTCGATTTGTTTCGACAAATTTTAAGCCTTGATTTTTTTGATAATCAACGTACATCTCACCACCAATTTCAATGGCGGTGTCGAGAGTTTTAGAGAATGATCGAAGATCTGCTACTTGATTGGCTTGCGAAATCTTGTCTGTTAATTCGTCTATAGCTTGCTGGCGCTGCGTATAGTCTTGAAATTGATTAGCTCTATTTTGAAGAGACCGTAGTTCGGTCTCCATGTTGCGTCGTAACGCGGGAGTCGGATCAGGTACACTTGCAGGACTAGAGCCAGGTCCAATCGGTGTACCTTGATACGGTACTCTTGTTTTAAAAGACATTTATACTTTTAAGCGAATTTGCCCAGTGTTCTAATTACGTTGTTACCCCAGCCTTCTACACCACCATCAGGTACTGGTGAAAGGAATGTCGCTGCAACTTTTGCTGCTTCAAACCCTGCATCAAGGGAACGGGACCAGATACTACGCTGCTGTGGTGCGTTGAACTGAGATGCAATGTATGGTGAAGCTTCTTCCATCATTGGTGCTATAGAAACATTCGCGTACGACTGTTCATTAGCAATATTCCATTGATTGGTGATTGATTCAAGTGAACGCTGTAAGCCTTTGTAGCTACCGTAAATATTCTCATCCAGGATTGCACTTTGTCTTCCATATTCTCCAAGAGCTTGAATCGACTCTTTGCGTAATGCAGACCTGCTTGTGGAACCGCTTGCTGCTACTCGTCCTTCTGCTTCCATTAACTGCTGTGTCATCGCAGTTCCACTAAGCATTGCAGAAGCAACTGCATTGTTGAACTGAGTTTGAGCGTTGCTGTAGGCTTCTTGAGCAAACTGCTGGTTCCATTGCAGCTGCTGCTGGTGCATCTGCTTTTGAAGATTATAGATTTTTAAGTTGTAAGCATTTCGTTTGTTTGTTGCTTCAACTCCAAGACCATGCTGGATACGAGCAACTCGTTCACGTTCATCATATTGTTTCCTTGCCGCCGCCGTTTGTCGATCGTAATCAACACCAAATAGCGATTCAAGGCTTTGAACAAAACTCATTACTAACCTCGTCTATAGTATTTATTAGTTACTCTTCCCTCCCAGGAAAGAGATAAGATATTTGCCGGTAGTGGAGAATCAGCAATAGCTTTAATGGTTACGTTTTTATTGCGTTGGTAAATGGGAACACTATTTTGATCCGACTTGGATATATTAAGTGCATCAAGTTTGTAGAGACCGGCATCAGTATTAGTGGTGGAGTATGTATAGGTATCTATACCATCGATATCGATATTAAATTTAAGTGGACCACTGGGACCAGTAAGTACATTAATACGTTGCAGGATTAGGTTGCTGTCAATATCTGTAGAGTCTTCACCGGTTTGCAAATAAAAAGTTGGCAGCTCGACTTCCATGTCATATCTGTAGCCAAAGATAACATCTCTACCAAGCAGGTTTCCGTTGAATCGGCACATCAAGTAGCCACCATTAGTATCATAGACATTAAATATCCGCTGTACAGAGACATCCTCTGATTCAGTAGCCGGGTGTTGAACAGCCCCTTGAACAGTGTTAATCCCTCCAGCAGATACATATGTAGTTGTATTTGTTAGAGACTTACCATCAGCTGTATCTAATACAACTGCGTACATTTTAAGATGGGGATCCTCGTGAGCACTTGTATACGGTAAATAAAATTTGGTAAAAACGTTACCATCGTAGTACGCTTTAGGACTTACGGTCCACATATCTAGGCATGGATCAAACTTTAACCCATCTGGACCAGTAACTAATCCGTTTTGGTTCTGTTGATTCAACTCAAAGCTGGTAAGATAAAATCTATTTTTATCTTCAACTAAATTTTGCTGAAAAACTAAGCAGTACAATTTAGAGTTATCAAAAAATTGATAAACTAATTTACCGGGCAATTTCCACTTATACCAAGAGGTTGCCAGTTCTTTATCACCAACTCTAAGGAATCGATATTGGTATAAAGTATCCGTAAAGGTTTGACCTATACTAATAACTGATTTGGAATTAGATACCGTAATACTATCAACCGTTGAAGGAACTAGCTCTGGTGCAATATTCGTAAGTTCCAGTACAGAGGGAGCCTGCTGGGTACTGAGGTTTAGGTATTCGTATAGTGAAAGATAACCACCAGTTTTAGAGACAAAGATACTTGACGTTCCCATTGTTAACGCCTCCATCCTTGTATCTACTTCGTACTTACTAATAGTGTTAATTGCTGCAGTATCTGGTGCAAGGATGTCGTTACCTACATTAAGTATGAACTGCTCATTTGTACCAAACAACAACAAACCCGCTGCCGTAGGCACGACATAGGAAAGGTCTGTAGGCTGCGTAGAAACGGCTGTAACGTCGATTGGATCGTCATCACCCACTGCCATAGCCGACTTGTTCCAGAAGTCCTCCAGGCGGTTTGCACGGGTCATACAGACGTTGGATCCACTAAGGACACCAAAGCGGTTCCGGTAAAAGAACATGCCGTTAATTGTTTTACCAACAAAAGAGGGGTCTGGGTTTGTCGTCTCGTCACCTACACGACGATCTTCCCACTCAATTGGTGTAAGTTTAAAATGACCAGATACTGGATCACGTACAAGTTTATGCGGTAGTGTCTTGTTGTTTAGTTTGTATTTAATTCCTGGTGCTACACATTCAACCCACGAACCTTCTCCCATTGTTCCGATGGGTTCAGTTGGATATTGATTTGTATCATCCCAATCTGTAATCTCAAACCTGACCCACATATCATCGATATCAATTGAATCAATGTTTGATACTTTTACCTTGTAACCATGTGGTGCATAAAGTGGAAGAGAAGTTACTGCACGTACATCGTGTTCAACGTGGCGAATTGCATCATCCTGGGGACCAACGACTTCAATCTTGTCAATCGTAACTCCAGATGCTGGGGTAATCTTGTATACATTCTCGTAGCGTTCAACCACTAAATACGAGTTATTATTAACATCAGTGACATATAAATGACCACCACTAATATTACCATTAGTATCGAACGTAGCTATATTATTATAAAGCGCATCCAACGTTGCACCAGAAACTTGACCAGCTGTACTGGGAATTGAAAAGCTTCCGTTTGAATCGGTTCCGGTAATATTAATTGTGTAGTTAGTACTTGGAACAAATACATCCAACACAACAAGATGAGAAGTAGCATCACCCTCGCCAGAAAGAGTACTATCCATCTCCACTACTTTCTCTTTATTGAGAACGTAGGTAACATCGTTATCCGTAAGGAACTCAATGTTGTTTACATCCTGCAACCCACTAAAGTAACTATTATTCCAAGTGTTAACTGGGTTGGGATCAAGGTAAGTGCTCGGATGATAAACAGTATCTAGCAGAGCATTGTTAAGCTCCTTAGCCTCATCTATATAATTTTTGTATTCAGGATGTGTACTGGAGTTAAATATGTCCCTCCATGTAATAGCCAGCGTACTAAAAACAGGAACACTATCAGCAAAGCTGTTATCAGCTGTAGGTTCTATAATTTCATAAACCTTGTAACCCTGCACTGCCAATTGCGGAACATCATCGGTACGCTCGTTACCAATTGAATATCCAGTAGTTGATGTTAAAGACTGACCATTTCTATAATAAATGTAGTCACCAGAAATTTCCACAACACCATCATAAACGGATGAATAAATATCTCCGTAATCGTAGGTGTTTGAAATTTTAAAATAAGAACGATCTTCTGGTAAATTAAAAGTGTTATAGCAATATTCTTGGCAATCAACAATGTAGTCATCAATTTCAGCTGTAAAATCTGACAGTGATTCTTCTGCAGATCTAACATACGATGGGGAGGTAGTACCAGTCCATGCAATTAACGCATCGTCTCGTAAACCTTCAAGAGTTGAATTACCATCAACAAGTCCACTCAAATCTACAAACATAACAAGCCCATCTCTGAGCCGCCAAATTTTTAAGCGAGGAACTGTGACATTGGTTGTTGTAGTATCGATATAAAATTGACCGATATACTTTTCGTTTTCGTCACGATTTATATGAAACCATTTACCCGTAGGTTTATTTAAAATTACGGTGTCTTGTGTATACTCTTCTAGCCCTGCATCGTAAAATTCATTTTCGTATTTAGCACCGGGACGCTTGATCAATCCAAGAGAGAACTCTGGATAACCATTTACTAGATCTCTTACTTGACCCGGTACTTTTTTCTCATCTGGTTGTTGACTAATACCACCAAATAGATTGGGTATTTTTTGAGAGATTGCTGTCATCGAGTAAGCGTGGTAAACGGTTGGTAGCTAGTGTAGTAATTATCTTCCTCTCGGAATCCAAACATAGAGTAGTCACCCTGTTGTGTTTCGTACTCCATAAGTGCAACTCTGGTTTGCAACTCTTGTTCTTGCAACAGCTGAAAGATTTCAGAGTCACCAATAAGTTTTACCGAAACAATACGTGCTGCACGTGCGACAACATAGGACTGGACAATAGGAGGAAGGTCTGCATAAGCAATTAACCAAACAATATCTACAACGAGATCTTCATCAAAGACATTGGTATGCTTATACATATCGTAGAGATACCCCTGCCTGCGTACAATATTATATTTGTCGTTGTACTTTTGTACATTTGCATCTACTGAAAGAGCAGAGGCTGGTACTTTAATTTTATTGTTATTATCCCGAGCAAGCTCTACGTGACGTTCGGTATTAAAGGTCCAACTCTCTGATTGCACTTGTTTGTTTACTTCTCGAAGCGTAGAAAGTACGATATACACTTCTGGGTTTTGCATATCCAAAGTGGAGACAGGTGCCTGTCCCACACTGCTAAGTATTTGATTTACAGCATCCAGTTCAGTGGACACAGCATTTGTAGGATTAGACATATCTCTCAATTTGGAATAAAAAAAGGGGACCCCCGTAATGGAGATCCCCCTTTGAAAAACGTGTGAATTAAATCAGACAGCGTGGATGTCAGTTTGCAGTACACCAGCAGTTTCCAGGAGACCGCCAGCACCCTTGAGGGTTGCAGCAGAATCACTGGTAGCCAGCAGTGCAACAGCACCAGCGGGGTTCAGAGTGCCTGCACCCATGGCAACCTTGCCGACGATCAGGTCACCCTGATACATCACCCGAACATCACCACTCGTGGTTTCCACGGTAGGACCAACTGCTTCAACACAGCCCACGGAATCCTTGTGGAAGATAAGACCACAAGCGACGTTTTCGGACTTGGCTTCGTAGTTGTTGTTTTCACCATTAGCAGCAGTGTGAGCAAACTTGCCAAGACCAACGTTGTTAGACTTGACGATGCGGATGCCAGCAATGCTGTACACACCTTCACCGGATTGAATGGCAGTACCCTGCACATCGCGATTGATGGGATGAATAATGTTATTACTTACGGTGGTAATCAGGTTGTAGTAAGCTTCAGGAGGCAGCACGGCAACACGGCCATCGGAAGGAATGTTCTTCTCATCGAAGATAGTTGCAGCCTTAAAGAAGGCGTTGACCATCTTAGCAGCGTCGGTTTCATTACCAGAACCAACGGTAATGATGTTACCACCGGTTTGACCGGAAACTGCAGTGGACTCACCTTTGCCTTTAATAGGACCTTCTTCAGCAGCGCGAAGAGCAGTCTTGAAGATGTTCTGGTCGTAGCGGTTGGCAAGCGCATATGCAATCTTGCGGGCAATTTCACCACGCAGATCGTAGTGTGCAAACACTTCCTCAAGGTTGTTAACGAAGCTGGAAGCAATCAAAAGATCATCACAAATGATAGTCTTTTCAGCAACATCCAAACCGTTGGAAGTAGAACCACCCTCGGTCGTAGTACCCAGAATCTGAGTACCGGGAGTGTGGTAATGAGCTTGCAGATCACCAGTGAAGATGAACTGCATTGACTTGCCGTTACGCAGGGTACGGCGAGTTACAAGATCACGAGCAATAGTTGCGTTCTGATAAGCCTTGAACAGCTCACCGCTGAACAGTTTTAGATAAGTAGCGTACTTATTACTAAGATTGATGGTACCGTCATCAAGGCGAGGAAACGCACCAGTACCAAGAGCTGGAGCGGTTGAAGAACCGTAACTCCAGGTATTCATGTCAGCCATTGTAATTAAAAAAAGAGATAAGGATTTACATTATCTCAAAGCGCTTTGAGTTATTTAGTTGTTATATTTTTTGTGGTCTATCCCACCGTCATGACGGCAGCAAGGTGTCCTCGTAAGGGCTTGTTGCCAATGGACAAGGGGTCCGACTCTGAGGTGCCCCTTGAACTATTTATTACCCAATTGATGGGGCAATATGTGTTGCAAGATCTAGCGGGAAGTTGTGAGCATTGCGCTCGTGCATTACTTCCATACCAAGACCAGCTCGATTTAGGATGTCCGCCCAGGTGTTAACAACACGTCCTTCGCTTTCGACAATACTCTGGTTAAAATTGAAACCATTAAGATTGAAAGCCATGGTCGAAACGCCCAAAGCAGCAAACCAAATACCAACAACGGGCCAAGCAGCAAGAAAGAAATGAAGGCTACGGCTATTGTTGAATGAAGCGTATTGGAAAATGAGTCTACCAAAGTATCCATGTGCGGCTACAATGTTGTAAGTTTCCTCCTCTTGACCAAACTTATAACCATAGTTATGGCTTTCGTTTTCAGTCGTTTCACGAAC